TTATGTATCAGTCTTTATTTAAGATAGATTTGAATTGAATATATTTTATTATAGACAGCATTTGATTTTGTTTCATTTGTTGTTCAAGTTAAGAAATATATTTGAGAAGAAGCACTTTTTTCTAATTTTGCTTATTTTATTAAAATAAGCCACTTATTTATGAATTGATATTCATAACACGTCATATTGGACGGCGTGTTTAAATAATTCCTTTTTCTAATAGATTGAAGTCTATTAGAATATATGTTTAGAAGTTTTTATCATCTTTTTGATGATAAAATTGTGTTCTGTGAGCGATCGAATTCGTTGGCGCATTGTTTGCGCTTTGGAAGAATATTGGGTTGTTCACCCAATTAGTGCCAGGTTTTTGCACTTTAAATTTACCTCTCATATCGTCCTTGAGAGATAAAGCACACTTTTGTGTGTATTTTAACCGAACGTTACCTAATCGTGTCGATTTGGATTTAATTTAAATTTGTGACGATAAATTAAAATTATGTATTTGTAAATATGTTATAGATCAATATAAACTTTATTGATTGTTTTGATATTATTTACCATACCTCTGAATTTTAACATTATCCCCTATTTAAATTTGGTTGGAATTTTTATTCCAATTTTGCCGTTGTTGTCGACCTTAGACATGATTAAACCGAATTTAAAAATGTTCCCACCCCCCCAATACTCGTTTACGAGCCCATTATCTGGTAAAACAGATACCATTATTTTTAATAATATTATATGTGAGTTGGAGAGAGAGTGTTATTTAGATCATACCATTTGTAAATGGTCTGATGCTAAAGTGTATGACCAAAGTTTTTGGTTGCCTAAGAGAGGTTGTGTACTCTATTCACCTTTTGTGAATAGAATGCGAGATTTGATTATTAAATATAACCAGATCTTGAGAACGTTTAAATGTAAACGTATGAAGAAGTATACTTTAGAGTATATTTCTAGAAAGATCTATGAGGAGTATTCTTCTCCTGGATCGAATGATATTTATCCTGAAGGTTATTTTGATGAGCTTGGTGCTTATTATGAACCTGAGGATGAGATTGTAGCTTTACCACCTAGTCGTTATATTATTCAATCTGATGACACTATAGTAAGTAATATTAGAGATAGAGTTAGAAATACTATTATGGATAGTTCCATTACTAAGTGGGTAATGAAAGATACTATTTTAGATCGTGAATACGTTGTTAAGTTAGTTGAAGATGTTTGTACTTTAGTTTATTTTATGACTAAGGCTGATGGTATTCCATCATATGTTGTTGCTATAGGCAATTTTGTTAAGTTGCGTACAGGTAAGTCATTATTTAATTCGACTATTTATGAAGGTTGTCAAGATATGTTTATGAATATCTTTGAATTGAATAATTTTACTATGCAATCAGAAGATGATACCGATAAATTTGAGACAATTTTTAAGACTCTTAAAAAATGTTTATCAAATTATGATGAAGTTAAAAAATCTGCTTTAATGCAGAAACTTCATACTTTTTGCATGTATATGATGTCTTTATCTGTTTTTGATAAAGTCGGTTTGACTATGTCCCGACTTGGATTTGCCAAGTTGAAACAAGAAACTATTAAACAAAAATATGTTATGGGTGTTGATTTTGTGTACTCTATGTTTGATACTTTATTATTTTTATGTGAGCGTGGTTATCAGTGTATTAAAACTGGGTCTATGGATCCAATTTATCACTCTGGTGCAGGTTATGAAAAATGGTTTATGAAGTGTTCTGATATTAAACGTAAAAGTTTGTTAATGCATGATCCTGAAACTCATGGTTTTAAGGAATGTGATTT